TCGTGTGTGCGTCCTTCGATTTCATCTATAACACCTTCTAAAATCTCAATAAGTTCTTCATCGCTTTCTCTACTCTTGGCCCAGCTTACCCATTCATCTTTCGATAATCGGGCAATATATTTGCTTAGAAGGGCATAAAATAGGGTCCAAGCGGCAAAGTAGAGCATTAAGGAAACCGTAGTGATTTCCATGTTTAATCGAATTCAGCAACGCATTGCCATTGTTGAGTTGATTCGTTCCAAAGTGAATCCATACCCGGTCCACAATTAGGTTTTATTGGCCTAGTAGAGGATGGCGGCTTTGATGGTTTTAACAAAAAACCCATATCCTGAGCTAATTTTAGCAATACAGCCACGGCGCCGATATTCATTTTTTAACGTACTTCTCCCAAAAGTCTTCGGCTTGTCCTTCCCAACTTCCGCCAAAAGGATCCTGCCCACTAACATCAAAAATAGCCTCAGCAAAATCTTTAGTAAATGTCAAATAACTAATTCCAGCATCTTTAACGTCAAATTCAAGTTCGGGTTTTTGTTTCTTAAGAGCATCAAATATAAGTTGTAAAATTGTTGGGGCCGATATCAGGATAACACCGCCAGCAATTAGCAGAGGAACTTTTTCGTTACCTGCTATCTTTTCTAAAATAGATTTTCTTGTGTTTCTCCCCAAGTATTCATCTAAGGCCCGTTTTTCGGGTCCTGTGAGCTTCTCTATGGTCACATCATCGGGTACTGCTGCAAAAACCATTAGCGCCTCTTCTTCTTGCCTGCGGGGGTCTTTCTGAACGCTACTGCCATCTTCTTTAGGTTTAGTTTACCGTTGCGATACCTGAAACGTGGTTTCTTGCTGTTAGCTTTAACGTATTTGTTCCAAGCTGATAGTTTGCGTTTAGGTCGAGTGGTGCTACGCCTCCGCGTTTGTGAAACATCATCCCTAAAGACTTCTGGCATCCTTTCCATAGCAGGGCCTATTTTTGACATAGAAACATTACGAATAAGTCCATCCTCAAAGCCCATGCGGTAATACTCACGTTCTCTCTTGGTGGGCATTACTGGACCTCCTTACCTTCTAGTACAACCGTAGCGATCCCACTTGGACCTGTTGCCGCTATCTGTACACCCGTATTAGGTGGAATGGTATAGTATAAGTTAGGGAATTGGGGCCCGACACCTGCCTGTACAATAACGAACTTGTTAATGTGGAGAGCTTCCCCGTTGCCAGAGATAGCCCATGATAGGACATCATTAGCTGAACACCCGCTATAATCGAAAGAGATGTTAGTGACGACAGTATAGAATCTATTTGGTGAGATAAAGTCTAACAGAGTTGTGCCTCCTGTCTGTAATCCCTCTTGCCCACTCCATGCAAATACATGGTCTCCAAAGAAGTTCAGGGTCGGCCCCGTCGAAAGTGTCACTTGTAAACCCGACCAGTAAAGTTTGCGTTTGCAGGTGCTGTTGTACCGGTTATATCTACTTTAACATTTGTATAAGGAGGTATTATTAATTTAAATTCAGTATCACCCGGAACATAATCGTTACCAACGTCACGTTCCACAACTACATCAATCCCATTAAGAGATATTTCCACTTGAAGATTGCTTCCGCCAGTTCCGGCATAATCTGCGTTAATCTCTACAGTGCCAACAATGTATCCTGCTCCAGTTGTAAACTCAAGATAGGTTGTTCCACCACCGGGATTAAATGAACCAGAATAAGCGTAAGCGTGTTTACCCAAGTAATTTAATTCTAAACCTGTACCCGCTATTACATTGGTTCCAACATACGGTATGCCTTCAGGCATTGTTCAATTTACTCGAATGTGATCGTGCAGCTTGCGTCAATCGTTGCTGCAGTTGTTACAGCCATTTGAATATCAAGAGTATTTCCAGATGTTACACCTAATGCAGTTCTTTCTTGAACTACACAGTTTGCAACTCCAGTGCCGCCAGAAGCTGCTTGTGCGATTGCTGGTCCCATAAAGGTCGCATCTCCTTCCTGGAGTGCTGTACCTGTTAGTTTGAAGCCTGAACAAAAGTCCGCTCCTGTTCCAACGCTACTTACACCCATAGATATCTGAGATATCTGCGATACTCCGCTGGGTACAACCAAACTTAGGCCAGAACTTGCGAACTGGTTATTCATGCTTTGGAAACTTGTGGTTGCGCTCAACCCTGCTTCCGTTCTTGTTACTACTATTGCCATACTTATGCTCCTATTCTATCAGGCCCGGACCTTTATAGGCCCTAGAGAGGCCAATATTGGTGAACCGCGTGAAAATGATTTGACTGCAGCTTTCGCCAAGAATGCACCGATTAAAGTCTTGGTAATTGCTTGCTTATTTGATTTCGCAGCCTTTGATAAAGTTGTTAATCCTGTCGCAACTTCACCTGCAATAAAAGATTTCATTGCTGAACCAGCTGATGTTTGTTCTAAAAGAGCTAAAGCCGCCCCTGTTTCTATTACATTAATTCCAAATTGCCTTGGAGCTTTACGCCTTGAGGCTCTGCGTCTTCGTACCATGACTGTGCAGTATACAGGGTTACTTAACTATAACTACTTTTCGAGCATATAGGTGATTACCTGCGTTTTATCATCACCACAGACGATACAGGTCCATTCTTTACCTTCTTTCTGTTCAAATTCCTTATATTCATTACATCCAGTGCAGTAAGTAATGGGGCCGTGCTTCTGTTTTTCTTTTTCGAGATCCGTTAGCATTGCTTTTCTCAATAAACGATTAATAAATTTAGATGCTTTAATCTTTTGTTCATTGCATTTTTTCTCCATATACATTAACTCCTGGAGTCCTAACGTAAACGACTTACTTGCTACAAACTCTTTTTTACGTCCCATTTTTTACCTCGGCCCATAATCGATAGCATATTGGGCAATACATGAAAGGATCTCCTACAACATCCCTCAGGTACACTAGCTTTTTATTACATTTTTCGCATATCACTTATCTCACCATACCAAGACAGACAAAGCCACTATATAAAATAAAGTATTATTATATTAATAATGAAAATGTAAAAACCAAAATAAATAAAAATAACCCAATTTAACTTTTATTAATAGTAGTATTGTTATAATATTACTACTTTAACCCTAGTTTAGCTCTGTTTTGGGGCTGTTTTACCCCCCCTTCGGGGCTCTTTTGGGTGTTTAGGAGGCCTTCTAAACCGCTTCTTTTGGTTAACATCTCTGCAACAAACCCCATAATCGGGTTATCCTTGGTTATGGCTTTAATCGTGCTTTGTCCTGTAGCATCATCAATTTTTTTGCTAGCTGCACCGAGCGATCCAAAAAAAGAGCTTTGGAACGTTTCAAGCATTTCGTGTGTGCGTCCTTCGATTTCATCTATAACACCTTCTAAAATCTCAATAAGTTCTTCATCGCTTTCTCTACTCTTGGCCCAGCTTACCCATTCATCTTTCGATAATCGGGCAATATATTTGCTTAGAAGGGCATAAAATAGG